GCTTGTCGCTAATTGCGATGTCTATATTATTAAAACTGAGTTATATCGGACTGAAGCTGACGCTCATCCTTGGACAACAGGTTTATCCTCTGAGTCTAAGTCAAAGCAATACGCTCTCGAGCTTGCGGAAACTGGATCGTTGGGACGCGCACTTAACCTCGCTGGATACTTCGCTAAGACTAAACCGAGCCCAAAGAAGGCAATTGAAACGACTAAGCCAGCTCTTGCGGAATTCATAAAAGAACAAAGGCCTAATGATCCTGAGCCAATTGTCTGGGATGTTAGCGCGATAGCAAATCAATTAGGTGCTGAGATAATTGATGAGATACCGCTTTGCTCTGGTGGAGATGGGCCAATGGTGCTAAAGACTGGCACAAAGGAAGGCAAAGAATATAGAGGTTGGGTCTGCCCAACACCTAAGTCTGGTCATCCTGCTAAATGGATGCGTATTGGTTCAGATGGGCATTGGGTCTTTCAGAAATGAGAAGTGATGCTCATCCGTTTATCTGCTCAGCTTGCAAGTTAGTTACTCCGCATATCGAGCTGCATAAATATGATTCATCAGATATTGCAGAAGCACCTGAGGAAGTCTGGCTAGTTGAGTGCCAAAGGTGCTTTATGCAAAGAATTATCTATCCATCAGATCGCGTAACGGCCAAAGAGGACGATATTGTCCGGTGCGACCAATGCGGTAAATGGAAGATGAAGGCAGCAAAGTGTCGAATATGCCGATTAGCTGCTGGATTAGAATCAATATCAGAACGCTATTGGACTGGTAATGAAACGCTAGAGAGACCTTACAATGCCGCTCTATGAATATCGCTGCGATAAATGCGAAGCGACAAAGGATGAATATCAGCCAATTACCTTAAGAAGTGAAGTAATCTGCGATAATTGCAAGATTCCTATGTGGAGAGTCTGGAGACCTAATCCAATCCACTTTAAAGGCGAAGGCTGGGCAGGGAAGGACAAATGAGCAAACCCCATTCTATTAGATATATCCGTCAGCTGATGGAATGGGGATTTGATAAGGAGTTCATTGCTAAAGATTGCGGTATCAACCTAGAATCGCTTGAAACTAGGTTAAGAAGAGCAAATGAAAGGGAGCGCAGGAATGGGAATCAAGGAACTGAGTCTGGAACTAGCAGCGGTCAGCCTAATAGCTGATGAGGCTAAGAAGGTCAAGGATAGGCTAAGAGCAGCTCTACAGGCCGAGATGGACGCTATTGGGGCAGATAGGGTCAAGGCTGAATATGGTGATGATGTGATTGCCTATGTAACTACTACTAAGCCTAAATTTAAATGGGTTATCAAGTCAGATAAGCGATTCGTTGATTGGGTCAAAGCTAATATTCCTAGCGAAATAGTTGAGTCAGTGAGAGAGTCATCAATTGATGCGATATTAGATAAGTTTAATTATCTGGATGATATGGTAATTGATCCAAATGGTGAAGTAATTGATTGGTTAGAAGGCAGTCAGTCAGAGCCTTATTTAATGACTAAGTTCCATAGTGATGGCAAAGAAACGCTGAAGAACGCGTTTCAATCAGGCCAGTTAGAGGTTAAGAAGATATGGGAATTAGAATGATAGAAGATATATATCCAATCTATAAAACAATTGATGATCATATAGATAACTATGAAGCTATTGGGATAGATGGTTAATATGGCTCTGAACAGCACTTATGTCAGCCTACTTGACAAGCCTGCTACACTCTCGCCAAAGTGCGGGCGCGCAGCTGGCCCTTTAACGGAGGTTGAGGGGGGCCATTGCCTTCGCTTGATAGCGACAGGCGTTATAGCTGCTTTACTATTAATATTCAATCTAAAGCCAGCAAATGCAGATATGAATCTAAAGCTGTATGCGTATAACAAATTAGATTGGTCAGAGTTTCAATGTTATAACTGGTTAATTCATAAAGAGAGTAGATGGGATTATAAGGCTCGTAACGGCTCTCATTATGGTCTAGGGCAAATGCGCTCAGAGTGGTATAGAGACTTAAGCCCTAAAAAGCAAATAGATGCGCATATTAAATATATAAGACATAGATACGCTGATGCTTGCAATGCACTTAAACACCTTGAGACTAAGGGCTGGCATTGAGTAGACGATACAACTCTACTTACTATCAAAGGACTAGACTTCAAGTCCTTCAAAGAGATTACAACACTTGTCATTACTGTGGGCTGGAAGCCAATACAGTTGATCACTTGATACCTATTAGCAAGGGTGGAACTGATGAAGCTTCTAATATGGTGGCCTGTTGCTCTCAATGCAATAGTTCTAAGCGCGATCGTATGACCCCCACCTTTTTTGAGCGCGCATCCAGACCCACGACCCCCATTGGGAAGATTTTCCCTGAAAATGGCTCGGCTAGGCATTACCAAGAATGAAAGAACTTGCTCTGGCTGAATTGGGTGAGATTGTCCGAGTCAGGGACGAATCGGCTTACCGAGGTGTGCCAGAACCGCGAATCCACACTAAACTCAATGATTTACCCTCTTATGGCGAGCAAATGATTAAATTCTGCGAGGAAATCGGCTTTGAACTGATGCCTTGGCAGCAATGGCTGGCTCACCATACTTTAAAATATAAACCTGATGGTCGTTGGGCTCACCCAGTAGTTACCTTACTTTGCGCTCGGCAGCAAGGTAAATCGACTTTTATGGCGTTGCAAATCTTATTTAGAATCTATGTTTTAAAGGAAAAACTGCAAGTCCATACGGCCCATAAGCTAACTACTTCAGCTGAATTGTTTTATAAGATTTATGGAATTATTGAACAGAATCCTAGGCTAGCTGCTGAATTCACTAAGAAGCTGGAAAGTAAGGGATTTCAGGAGCTTCAATTTACTGAAGGCCGCCGATATATCGTCAGGGCCAATAACTCAGCTGGTCGAGGCATTGCAGCTCCAGAAACGATACACTTAGACGAAGCTCGAGAGTATAAGGATGAAGATGTCTGGTCTGCTTTGCGCTATACGCAAATGGCTTCAGCCAATCCTCAAATATGGGTTTATTCAAATGCTGGAGATCAACACTCAATCGTTCTAAATAAACTTAGGGAAAGAGCAATGGCTGCTATCTTCGGTGGCAACGATGATATTGGCTGGTTCGAATGGTCTGCTCCGACCGGTATTAAATTTGATAATTCGCCAACCTTCTGGCTAGGTGTCTGCCAAGCTAATCCATCACTTGGCCTAACAGTTCATCCAGATAATATTCGAGCAGTCTTATCAGACCCCGAGGATATTGTGCGCACAGAAGTCTTATGCCAATGGGTGGATACGATTAACCCAGTTATCAATCCATCCCAATGGGAAAGTTGCAAAGTTGAGGGCTTGCGACTTGACCCTGAAGCTGATACTTGGCTGGCTATTGATCTAAGCCCTAGCAGAAAAGAAGGCGCGCTAGTTGCTAGCCAAAGACTTGAAGGCGATAAGTTCCAAGTCATACTTCTTCAGACTTGGCACAACCCTGCCAATCTGGATGATAAAGCAATGGCCAATGATGTATCCGAATGGGTTAGAAAATATCCAGTCCAGCTAGTTGCCTATTCAGCCAGAACTGCGTCAGCGGTAGCCGCTAGGTTAGCTCCTGCTGGAATAAGAGTTGAGCCAATAGATGGTCTTGATTATGCCCAAAGCTGCGATGAATTACTGGGAGCAATTTCATCTCAGCGGTTAGCTCACTCGGGACAGGAAGAGCTGACCAAGCAATGCCTATCCGCCGTCAAGTTACCCTTTGGAGACGGCGGCTGGGTAATGGGTCGCAAAGTAAGTAATACGACAATTTGCGGAGCAATTGCTTCAGCCCTTGCGACACACTACGCAACGATGGCTGAAAGCGGAGTAGATATTCAAATAGTGTAAGTGTGCTCGCTTACAATGTAAGCAATGGGTGCTATAAGAGATTTCCTATTTCCACAGGTTCAGACGGCTAAGCCTACTAAGGTTTCAGATGTTGCAGCCGCGCTAACTCCCGTCCAGATTAGCGATTCAGTTTATAATATTCTTGGCGGTGCAACTAATACCACTCGACAACTGGCTATGTCGGTGCCCTCAGTAGCTCGCGCTAGAAACATAATTTGTGGAACTATCGGCTCATTACCTCTTACAACTTTCAATCGCATAACTGGACAGTATGTAGATCCGCATCGCGTCATTAATCAGCCAGACCCAAGGGTTGCAGGATTCGTAATTTACAACTGGCTTGCTGAAGATATTTGGCTTTATGGTGCTGGTTATGGTCAAGTTTTAGAAATGTATTCATCCACCGATGGCGGTCGAGTAAGAGCTTGGACTCGCGTCAGCCCAGACCGCGTTACAGTCGATACAGATTTTCGCAATACAGTAATTGAGTCATACAAAGTCGATGGAATGGCCGTTCCACTTCAAGGAGTCGGCTCACTTATTCGTTTCGATGGCCCAGATGAGGGATTGCTTCACAGAGCTGGTAAGACAGTTGCAGCTGCGGTATATCTTGAGAACGCAGCAGTTAATTATGCTAAAGAGCCTGCTCCAACTATGGTTCTTAAATCCAATGGAACTAATTTAACTGCCGAAAGAATTTCAGCACTTCTAAGCGCTTGGAAAACTGCGCGTCAATCTCGCTCTACTGCATTTCTAAATGCTGATGTAAATCTTGAGCAATTTGGCTTTGATCCTAAGTCGATGCAACTCGCTGAAGCTCGCCAATATGTAGCGCTGGAATTGGCTAGAGCTTGCGGCATCCCTGCCTACTTCTTGAGCGCCGAGCAAACTTCAATGACTTACTCAAATGCGGTTACAGAGCGGCGCTCATTAGTTGATTTCTCACTTCGCCCAATCCTTAAGGCAATTGAGGAACGCTTATCGTTACCGGACTTCGTTCCTAATCCAGTAATGGTGCGCTTTGCACTTGACGATTTCTTACGCGGTAACGCGCTAGAGAGAGCGCAAGTTTATGAAATCCTAAACCGCATTGGCGCGATGAGCGTTGAGCAGATTCAGCGAGAGGAAGATCTAATTCCAAATGAAGGTTAATATGCCAATGGCAGTTACCGCTGCCGACACAATTAAGAGAACAATTACTGGGACTATTGTTACTTGGAATGAGCAAGGCAATACCTCAGTAGGCCCAACAGTATTTGCAGCAGATAGCATTGAGATTAAGCCAGTTAAGTTGCTCCTTGAGCACGACAGAACTCGCCCAATCGGCAAAATGGTTTCTCACAATGTAACTGCGAATGGAATTGAAGCTACTTTTAAGATTGCCAATACTATGGCTGGAGAAGATGCTTTAGTTGAAGCAACTGAAGGCCTACGCGATGGATTTAGCGTAGGCGCTCAAATAAATGAATGGACAAACAATAAGGGCGTAATGCAGATTACTTCAGCAACCCTTGATGAAGTTTCTCTAGTTACTGATCCTGCAATTGATTCCGCTCGCGTAAGCGAAGTAGCAGCGTCCGAGAACGAAGAAAAGAAAGATTCTGATTTGGCAACCGCTGATTCAGACAAACCAACCGAAGGAGACCAAGTGTCCGACACTACCGCTCCTGCTCCTGCCGTTGAAGAAGCGGTAGAAGCAGCCAAAGTAGAAGCTGCTGCTCCAAAGCCAGCCTTCTACACAACCCCTCGCCTTGAATTTACCAAGGCAAAATATCTAGAGGCATCAATTCGCGCAAAAGTTTATGGCGATGACGCTTCCCGTCAGTATGTTATGGCAGCAGACGACACCACAAGCAACAACGCTGGTCTCATCCCAACTCGCCAACTAACTGAGATTATCAATCCATTATCAAATGCTGATAGAAGCACCATTGATGCAATTTCAACTGGAGTTCTACCAGATGCAGGAATGAGCTTTGAAATTCCTAAAATTACAGCCGTTCCAACAGTTGGAGAAGAGGCAGAAGCCGCTGCAATTGATGAAACAGGAATGACTAACAGCTTCGTTACTGTAAATGTTAAGAAATTTGCTGGCGGTCAGACATTTAGCGTTGAGCTTCTTGATCGTTCCAACCCAGTATTTTTTGATGAGCTAGTTCGTCAAATGGAATTTGCTTATGCATTTGCAACTGATAAGTTCGTAGCAGCAGGACTGCTTTCAAATGGTCTTGCAGCAACAACCGCTAGAGCAAATACTGCTGCTGGTCTGCTTGGATATGCTTCTGAAGCTGCTAAGTTGGTTTATACAAACTCACTTGGATTTGCCAGAAATATCATAGTAACTCCAACACAATGGCAAAATATTATGGGCTACAACGATGCTGGACGCCCAATTTACAATGCAATTGCTCCACAAAATGCAGCAGGTGTTGCTTCTCCAGATTCACTACGCGGTTCCGTAGCTGGACTTAATCTCTATGTATCTCGCGCAATGGCTTCAAATGCTGGCGACGCAGGCGGTCAAGGAGATGGCTCAATGTTCGTAGTAAATCCAGAATCCTATACTTGGTATGAATCCTCAAGATTCCGCCTACAGACAAATGTTGCACTTAACGGACAGGTCGAAGTTGCTTACTACGGATATGGCGCTCTTGCCGTAAAAGTTGCTAACGGATCGGTTTATTACCAGTTCGCTGAGTAATTAAAAAAGTGAGGGCCAGTCCGCTCCCGAGCTGGCCCCTCACCTAACTGCTTGAAAGGATGATGAAATGCCAACAATAGTTACGGCCACAGAGCTTAGGACAATTCTTGGCGTTTCGTCATCCCTAT